TAATGGTGATGTATATGCACCAGAAGAACTTCTTGAAGAAGTTGAAGGTGCAGCAGTTTATCAAAATCAATCTATTGATAACGATAATTGGGAATTTTAGTTTTAAGTATTTAATTCAAAGAAACATTATGTAATTTTACATAGTGTTTCTTTTTATTTTTTTAGTAGTAATTTAAATCATATTTTATGGCAACATCAGATTTCATTTATGATATTGAGATTTATTCTAATATCTTTTTGGTATGTGCTGAAAACATTGTTTCTAAAGAAAAACTTAGTTTTGAAATCAGCATAAGAAAAATACAAACTCAGCAACTTGTAGAATTTCTAAATAAAGACATTAGACTAATAGGTTTTAATAACAAAAACTATGATGACCTGATGTTGCAAAAGTTTTTAGAATGTTTACATTTAAAGGGTAGAGATTTAGTACAAGCATTAAAAAAACATTCTGATAATCTTATTCAAAGAGAAAACTATTCTAAATTCTGCAAGAAGTTTGTAAAAGTACCTACAATTGACTTATTCTTACTTAATCATTTTGACAATGATGCAAAAAGAACTTCACTTAAAGATTTAGAATTTGTATTTCAAATGGAGAATATTCAAGAGTTACCATTTGATTATACACAACCTGTACCAGTTGATAAATTTGATATTCTTATAAATTATTGTTGGAATGACATTGAAGCTACTTCTAAACTCTATAACTATTCTATACAAGAATTACAGTTAAGAGAAGAATTAGGTGGTAAAGACCTTCTAAGTTTTAACTCACCAAAATTAGGAGAAAGAAGTTTTTGTCAAGCAATGATTAAAATAAATCCTGCATTTGAAGAAAAGCTAAAGTATAAATCACCAAGAAAAGAAATTAAACTTGCTGATGTTATTTTTTCTTATGTAGAATTTCAAAGTACAGGATTTCAAAAGTTGTTGGAATATTTTAAATCTAAAGTGATTACTGACACTTACAAGGTATTTTCAGAATTACCATTTGATACTCTCACTACAATAGAAGGACATTACAATGTCTATAAAACTAAAGGAGTACAAAAGAATCTGAATATCAATCACAAAGGATTTGAATTTGTATTTGGTACCGGTGGTATTCATGGTTGTATAGAATCAGGAGTATATGAAGCTGATAATGAACATGATATATTAGATATTGATGTAGCTTCATATTATCCTAATTTAGGTATTCAGAATAAATTATATCCTGAACATTTAGGTGTAGAGTTTTGTGATGTATATGAACAGAGATACCACGAAAGAGGTAATTATGCTAAAGGTTCTGTACTCAATAAATCTATAAAACTTGAGTTAAATGGTGTGTATGGTAAAAGTAATTCTAAACACTCACCATTTTATGACCCTAAATACACAATGTCTATTACTATTAATGGTCAATTACTAATAGCAATGTTAGCTGAAAAGCTTATGGAAGTTTCTACATTATTACAAGCTAATACAGATGGTGTTACTATTAAAATACTTAAATCAAATTTACTTAAAGTAGAAGAAATACTGACATGGTGGCAAAATCTTACTCTCCTTACTCTTGAAACTGCTAATTATCAGAAAATGGTTATTAAGGATGTATCTAATTATCTTGCTGTTTATACTAACAACAAAGTAAAGAGAAAAGGTGCAGCATTTAAAACTAAAGCAGAGTTAGAATTGCATGAAAATCATTCAGCTACAATAATTCAAGAAGCTATTAGTGCATATTTTATATCTAACATTCCACCTGAACAATTCTTATTACAAGAGTTAGAATCAGGATTAGATAAATTCTATATGAGAGCTAAAGTACAAAGAGAACATAGACTTGTAGCAAGAGATACCATAGATATACCTTTACAAAGAATTACAAGATATGTAGTTACTAATACTGGTGTATCTCTTATTAAAATAATGCCACCATTACCAAAGAATCCTGATAAATATAGAGAAACAGAAATAGAATCAGGATGGAAATGTACAGTATGTAATAATTTATCACAAATCAACATAGATTCCTTAAAACAAAATATTAACATCGAATATTATTTAACACAAATTAAAAAAGTAATCAATGCTATCAAGAGAAATAGTCCAGAATAACGCTGTAAATGCAATTATCAAATCTAATTATAGTGGTATAGTATATGTATCACCAAGAGTTGGTAAGAGTAAGATAGTATGTGACATACTAAAAATGCCAGCATTTAAGAAATCAAAAATACTTATTACAGCACCATACAATACCATTTTAGAATCCTGGAATAATGAATTTGAAAAATGGAAAGTAAACACAAAGAATATTACACTTATAAATCAAAGGTCACTTAGTAAAGTAAAGCTTACAGATTATAAGCATATTATTTGTGATGAAATACATACACTTAGTGCCAATCAAATTGTAGAGTTACAGAAAACTGATGCTCCAATACTTGGTCTTACTGGTTCTCTTTCAAAAGAATCTAAAAAACTATTGAAAGATGAACTGTACATAGAACCAATTTATACTTATTCAGTTGAAGATGCTATCAATGATGGTATTGTAGCTGATTACAAAGTATATCTTATTGGTGTACCATTGGACAACAAAGACAAGTATATTGAAGCAGGTACAGCAAAACAAAAGTTTATGACTACTGAATATGCTAACTATCAGTATCTTACAGCTCAATTTGAGAAGTTTAAAAAACTTGCATGGAATAATAAAAAGTTTGATGCTGTTAAAATGCAATTTGCATCTAAAAGAGCATCAATGCTTTATACTGCTAAATCTAAAATTGCAGTAGCTAAAAAGATTATTGCAGAATATAACAGATGTTTGATATTTACAGCAAGAATTGAAACTGCAGATGATTTTGCTACAGCATATCATTCTAAAAGTAAGGAAGATTACTTAGAGCAATTTAAAGATGGTACTATCAATAAACTTGCTGTATGTGAGATGACCAATATGGGTATTACTATTCCTAATCTTAAAGTTGGTATATTTCATCAAATGAAATCTTCAGAAGAGTCTGCAATACAAAAGGTTATGCGTATGTGTAATGTAGAACAAGATGAAGTTGCTGAAATTTATATTACATATTTTATCAATACTGTTGATGAAGAATGGGTAAAAAAAGCAGTTTCAGCACTAAATCCTGAAAAAATTATCTATGTTAATCGTGGATAATTCAAAGAAAAGTCATATTTTTAATGGCTCTGTCATCCCAAGTGGCAGAGCTTTTTGTCACTAATAAACTACAACAATATGCAGATTAATCAGGAAGTTCCAAAATTATTGGCAGAACATGGTATTGATTGCAGTTTAGGTCTTTTATATTTACTTGGTATATATCATAATCTTGATGGTATAAGTGAAATAATACCTGAACCAATTGTCAGACTTGTTAATAATTTAGGAATAGTAGAAAGAAATTACAAAGACAATACTATTGAGTGGCATGTACCTCTTTATGATGGTCAAAATGTAGATTCAGTATGGGAATGGGTTAATGAATATCGTAAACTCTTTGCATCAAAGAATAAAGAGAGAGAAGGTAATAAGAAATCTTGTGTGCAAAGAATGAAAATGTTTTTTGCTCAAAATCCTGAAGTTAGAAAGCAAGATGTATTAGATGCTACTACTATGTATCTTAGAACTGTTGAACCTAAGTTTGTAAAGATGGCTGAAAGATTTATTTTTGATGGACAAGGTAATTACAAGATGTCTATGTTATTACAATGGGTTGAAAGATTGTGGGAAACTAAAAGACAGCAAATTCAAGACCCTAATCTTAAAATGATGAAATGAATTTCATAGAAGCATTTAAAGAGGGTCAGCAAGGAAATAACAAAGGTTTACCAACAGGTCTTATTCCATTAGACAGGGCAATAGATGGTGTACAAAAGAAAGCTATATATGGTGTAGCTGCAGGTCCAAAAGTTGGTAAATCTACACTTGTAGATTTTGCATTTGTTATTCATCCTATACTTTACTGCTTAGAACATAATTTACCAATCCATATTATTTATTTTTCTTACGAGATTGACAGAGTCAAGAAAGAATTTGACTTTGCTTCATTCTTCTTCTACCATGATTATCAGATTGATATTATTGAGCATAATGGAATAGAATACCCTATGTCTGCAAGATATTTATTGGGTAAGCTACAAGATGCTCAAGGTGATATTATTCCTGTATCTAAAGACCATCAGCAAAAGTTATCTACAATTTATAAAACAAGAATTATTCCTCTCTTTGGTGAATATGACATCAAAGGTCATAAAGTTAAAGAAGGTGTAATTCAGTTTTTAGAAGATAGAGATAATCCTACTGGTATGAGAAATACTATTCTTGCTTATGCTAAACAAAATGGTGAGTTTCAATTTCAGGAATATGAAATTACAGAAGAAGGTAAAAAAGTAAAGAAACAAAGATTGATAGGTTATGTACCTAAAGACAGAGATAAAAGAACTATAATTATTACTGACCATATTCGTAAGCTTAAAAGAGAAAGAGGTTTTTCTATGAAAGAAAACATGGACAAATGGATAGAATACACAGTAGAACTTAGAAATTTCTGTCATTTTACATTTGTACATATTGTGCATCTTAATAGGTCTATTTCTAATATAGAAAGACTTAAGTTTAATGGTGAGTATATTTATCCTACAGGTGAAGATGTAAAAGATTCAGGTAATCTATCAGAAGAATGTGATTATCTGCTTACACTCTTTAATCCTACTGATGAAAAATATGGATTGACTACACATTTTGGATATGCTTTAGAAAATTATCCTAATTACAGGTCTATCCATTTAGTAGAATCTCGTGATACTGAATGCCCACAGCATTTAGCAGTACAAATGAAAGGTAATGTTAAACAATTTAAAACTATTTAATTATGAATGCACCAACAGGTTATTATCGAAAGCTAATTTCTGACCCTAATATCAGAATAGCATTTACCCATACTCCTATGTATGGTTGTCTTCAAGTTCCTAATCATAAAGTATTAGCAGAACTTAAAGCATCTGATGATGAATATGCTCCTTATTATATAAATGGATTAGAAAATGGTAGTATGCTTACTATTGTAGAAATATCCAATTATTCACAAGAGAGATATTCACCAGGAGAATTATATTTTAAATCTTAAAAACAAAGCAATGGCAAAAATTATGGTAATTGCAGAAAGTGGTTTTGGTAAATCAACTGCTATCTGTCCAAGTGAAGAACTTGGAATCAAGGGTTTAGACCCTAAAACTACTTTTGTAGTAAATGTAAGTTCTAAAGATTTACCTGCAAGAGGTTGGAAAAAGCTATATAAGCACATCAATGGAAAAGA